CAAGGCTCATCTCTCCCTAGTACGGTAAGTTCGGTCCCAGATTCACCTTTTATCCGACCAGAAGGGCTACGAAGTGACGAGTAATGATGCAGAAGTAATCCCAATCAAACGGGGGCTAGCGTTGGTTGGTAGTACGCAACCTCGCATTCATACGCCATTATTAAAGACCGCAAGCAAGGCGCAGGAGGTAGCGGATCTAGCTGAGAAAATAAACCTGCCGCTTATTCCCTGGCAGCGCTGGGTACTCGATGATTTGCTATCTGTAGACGCTAGCGGGACATTTTTGAAGAAGAGCGCCCTCGTTCTAGTAGCTCGTCAGAATGGCAAGACTCATCTAGCCCGCATGCTCATATTGAGCCATCTCTTCCTGTGGGGATCTAAAAACGTACTCGGTATGTCCTCTAATAGAAATATGGCCCTGGATACCTTCAGGCAAGTGGCTTATACGATAGAAGATAACGAGTTTCTATCCAAACAAGTACGTCAGATCAGATTGGCTAATGGCCAAGAGTCTATTGCGTTGTTAAATGGCGCTCGCTATGAGATCGCTGCAGCTACAAGAGATGCGCCCCGTGGAAAGACCGCTGACTTCCTTTATCTTGACGAACTTAGAGAATGGTCTGAGGAAGCATTTACCGCAGCATTGCCTGTTACCCGTGCAAGACCCAACGCCATGACTTTAATGACAAGTAATGCGGGCGACGGCTTTAGCAGCGTATTAAATGATCTAAAAGAACGCTGTATGTCATACCCGCCGTCTAATTTAGGCTATTACGAGTACAGCGCACCGCAGCATTGCAAAATACACGACCGCAAAGCCTGGACTATGGCCAATCCCGCCCTGGGCCATTTAATAACGGAGCAGACGCTAGAAGAATCAGTTAATACTAATAGCATTGAGGCCACCCGCACCGAGATGCTTTGCCAGTGGGTAGATAGTGCCGTCAGTCCCTGGGTGTATGGATCAATTGAGGCTTGTAGTGATAGCAACTTAGAACTACCTGTAGGCCCTGCAACAATAATGGCATTTGATATTGCACCGACTAGAAGATCGGGCGCTTTAGTAATGGGCCAGATGAAAGAGGGCAAGATTGCAGTAGGTCTAGCACAATTATGGACCAGCGAAGTAGCTGTGGATGAGACAAGGATGGCCAGTGATATAAATGAGTGGGCCCGCAAGTACCATCCGACAATAATCTGCTACGACAAGTACGCCACGCAAACTTTGGCAAGTAAATTAGAGCAAAGCGGGTGGAAGATGCAAGACGTATCAGGCCAGGCGTTTTATCAGGCATGTTCTGATCTATCTGATGCTTTAGCAAACGGAAGACTAGTGCACTCAGGCCAGGCAGACCTGGTGCAGCATTTAAATAACTGTGCAGCTAAAACAAACGACGCTGGCTGGAGAATCATTCGTAGAAAATCGGCAGGCGATGTCACAGCAGCTATTAGTCTTGCAATGGTGGCAAGTGAATTAACTAAGCCACAACGAACCGCCCAGATTATTGTCTAACTTGCACTATATGTCCGTTTTTAGTATATTATGTAGATATGGGTCTATTGTCTGCTTTGGGTATAAACAAAAAAACTGAGTCTGTCCAAGCACAATACGCCCCAGCCATTATGGACACGGCCTACGGGTACGGTTCCTTTACAACTGGTGTCGGTAATTTTCCTGGCGGTTTAGATCGCAATTATGCAATGCAGGTTCCAGCGGTTAGCCGTTGCAGAAACTTAATAGCTGGTGTAGTTTCTTATCTACCGCTTAAACTTTACAAGAAGTCAAGTGGTGAGGTACTGGGGAGTCCTCTTTGGTTAGAACAGCCAGACTATCGGCAGCCACGATCCGTCACTATCAGTTGGACTGTCGATAGCCTCCTCTTCTATGGCACGGCCTTCTGGCGTGTCACAGAACTCTACGCCGACGACTTAAGACCATCTCGTTTTGAGTGGATTGCTAATAACAGAGTTACATTTACAACCAATAAATTTGGCACCGAGGTTAGCGAATATTTTATTGATGGTGAAAGAGCACCTATGTCGGGTATTGGCTCTCTTATTACATTTCAAGGACTTACACAAGGCGTGTTACAAACTGCAGCTCGCACTATTCAAAGCGCATTAGATATCGAAAAGGCTGCAGCCGTATCTGCACAAACGCCCGTACCGTCTGGCTATATTAAGAATACAGGAGCAGATTTACCAGAGCAACAAGTATCTGGATTACTAGCTCAATGGAAGCAAAGCAGACTAAATAGATCGACCGCATATTTAACTAGCACGTTGAGTTATGAAACTACAGGGTTTTCACCTAAAGACATGATGTACAACGAGGCGCAACAGTACCTTTGCACCCAAATAGCCAGGGCCATGAATATTCCAGCCTACATGATCAGCGCCGACATGAATAACAGTATGACCTATCAAAACATTATTGACGGCCGTAAAGAGTTCGTGGCTTATTCTTTGCAACCGTTTATTTGTGCGATTGAGGACAGACTTAGCATGGATGATATTACGCCAAGAGGGCATGTTGTTAAATTTGCAATCGAGGAGTCCTTTTTACGTGCAGACACAATCAAGCGCTTAGAAGCATTAGAGAAAATGCTGGCATTAGGTTTAATAGACGTTGAAGATGCTAAAGAAATGGAAAACATGACACCTAACGGAAGAGAAGTTGAAGATGATACTTACATTCAGTAGCCAGATTGAAAGCGCCGATGGCGAGCGCAGAATTATAGCTGGCAAGATTGTGCCCTACGAGCAAGTTGGCAATACCTCAGTTGGCAAGGTCGTATTTGCTAAAGATTCAATCGAGATAGGCGATCCTGGCAAGGTTAAAATGCTTATGCAGCACCGCCCAGAAAAACCAATCGGCAGAATGCAGAATTTCAATAAAACCGAAGACGGCATTTACGCATCGTTTAAAATTAGCGCAAGCATGCAAGGCCAAGACGCTTTAATCCTTGCTGGCGAGCAATTAATAGACGGCTTGTCCGTCGGAGTTGACGTAAACAAGTCAATTCAGAAGAAAGATTATCTATATGTAACCAGCGCCAGCCTGCGTGAAGTAAGCCTGGTGGAATCGCCAGCGTTTGCGGCTGCGCAAGTAACTAAAGTTGCTGCTAGTGAAAACGAAGCAGAGACACCAATCGAAACTAAAGAAAGCGAGGCTCCTGTGGAAGATTTAGCAACAGCGCCACAAGAAGCAAAGGCAGAGGCTGCTACTCCTACAGTAGAAGCCGCACGCCCAGTTATTACAGCACCACTTATCCAGACATCTGTACGTTCGCCAATTACATCTATGGCCTCATATACAGAGCACAAAATTAAGGCTGCTTTAGGTAACGATGATTCAAAACTGTACATTGCTGCAGCTGACGACTCATTCACAACCAACCCAGCATTTTCTCCAACTCAATATCTAAGCGAGTTTGTAACTAATACCCGCTTTGGAACTCCAGCAATCGATGCTTGTTCACAAGGAACACTTCCAACTAGCGGAATGTCGATTTCAGTGCCCTCACTTGTTACCAGCGTTGGTGGCGGTTCAGGTGTAGCACCAGAAGTGACTGTAGAAGCGGAAGCTGGCGCAGTAGCAAATACAGGCATGGAAACACAATATTTAACTGGCACAGTATCTAAGTACGCTGGTATGAATACACTGAGTGTGGAATTGCTTGAGAGATCAGATCCTAACTTTTATGCAGAACTTACAAAGCAACTTGAGTATGCATATTTGAAGCGCTTAGATCAGACTGTATTAGCAGCTTTGATCCAAGCAAGTGCTAATGGTACAAATACAACTGCAGACCTCGATGGTATTGTTGCATTCGCAACAGAAGGCGCACGCACTATCTACACAAACACTGGCTATTTCGCACAGAATTACATCGCTAACCCAGCACAATGGGGAGCGTTAATTGGTGCGCAAGATACAACAAAGCGCCCAGTATTTAATGCGTTACAACCAATGAACGCAGCTGGACAAGTTACACCATCATCTATCCGTGGCAACGTGCTGGGACTTGATCTATATGTAGACAAGAACTTCACAGCAACTACATTTGATGATGATTCAGCAATTATTCTTGCACCAGAGGCCTTCACTGTATATCGCTCAGCACAAAATTTCATGAGCGTAAACGTAGTATCAAATCTACAAGTACAGGTTGCTATTTACGGATATATGGCAACAATCGCCAAGATGCCTAACGGAATCTTGAAGTACAAGAAGACCTGATAAGACCGATTAACCAATAAGAAATCCCCTGGGGTTTAGTAGCCCTAGCCCTGGGGGAGTTTTAACAAAGGAGTAGAGATGCCAGCCACGTATGTGACCACAGCCGAGTTGAGAACTAACCTCGGAATTGGCTCTCTTTATTCAGACGCAACTATTGAGGAAGTATGTCAAACCTCAGAAGATTTAATTAATCAATACTTATGGTTCAATACTGCCCCAGTAGTAGGAACAGCATTACAAGATAACGTGGCAACACTTATGCTTGCTAATCCAAACGCATTCGCTGCGACCCAATCAATAGTGGTGAGTGGTTGCGGTGCCACCTTTAACGGCACGCACACAATCACGGGCACAATCCCGCCAACCTCTGGCACTACGAGCCTCATCCCAGTATTTATGTATAACTACGGCCAAGTTAATTTCCCTAATGGCTATTCATTTGTGCAGTACAACAGGACTGCAGCTAATCAGGTATTTCATAAAGTAGCACCGTATGGCCTAGCAACAGGCCCAGATCACAAGACCCAGTCTTATGCGACAACCCCAAGTATAAGAGAGGCGGCGATGATCTTGGCAGTTGATATTTTCCAGGCCAGACAAGTCAGCCAAACGGGTGGGGTGGGTATGGATGGGATATCTGCAAGTCCTTATCGTATGGGTTACCAAATGATTAACAGGATCAGAGGTCTCATCCAACCTTATGCCGCACCTGCATCACTGGTGGGCTAATGGCTGCAATAAGTACTTTGCGTGCCACGGTGGCAACCGCTTTAGCCAACGCTGGGGTTTGGTCTACATTCAGTTTTCCACCAGCCACACTTCTGGCAAACAGCGTCGTTATCACTCCTAGCGACCCGTACATTCAACCAAACAACAACAGCCAAACAGGCATTGCGCCCCTGGCTAATTTTAAGATTCTAATAACTGCCCCAGCCTTCGATAACCAGGGCAACCTAAAAGGCATTGAGGACTTTATTGTGGCAGTAGTAAACAAACTGGCGGCATCGACCCTGGTTTACAACATATCAAGTGTCTCCGCTCCAGCTATAACTAACGCAGCTAGTGGAGATTTATTAACCGCAGAGATCACACTATCAATCCTAACGAGCTGGAGTTAAAATGACTACAACAGAAGACTTAGCCTTCTTAATCAAGACAGGCCAAATTAAAGACGCACCAAAACCAACAGCAACTAAGAAAGAAGAGGAATAACAATGGCCATATACTTAAATAATAACGTTGGCGTTAAATTGGCTACTGCCGCTGCGCCAACAACACCTTCAATCGATATCAGTGCGTACGTTACAAACGCCGTGATTAATCAGATCGTGGATGAATTAGAAGTCACAGCGATGGGTGACTCCGCTCACAAATTTGTGGCGGGTCTTCAATCTGCAACTTTTTCCATCGACTTTATCAATGACTGGGCAGCCAGCCAGGTAATGCAAACACTGAACGCAGCCTTTGGACAAACACTTTCAGTATCAGTAATCACTGTTAAGGGCACTGCAGTATCAGCAGCTAATCCTACTTACCAATTCTCGATCCTGGTAAACAACCTGACTCCACTGGGTCAAGGCGGCGTGGCAGAGGTTGCAACTTCAAGTTTATCCTTTACAGTAAACTCCGCAGTAACAGTGTCACCATCGGTGGCATTCTAACTAAGGAGTAATAATGGCAAAACTAAAGATTACTAGGGCTAATGGTGAAGTTTCAGAGCACAAAATAACGCCAGGAGTCGAATATAGTTTTGAACTGAAATATGGCTCAGGTATTAGTAAAGTCCTGCGTGAACACGAACGTCAAACAGAAATATTCTGGCTGGCTTATGAATGCTTACGCAGGGCTGGCGCACAAATACCTTTATGGGGATCAGAGTTTATAGACACTCTAGATACTGTCGAGGTATTAGACGAAGAAAAAAAATAACACAGCGGGATTCAATCCTTTACAGCATCGCACAGCTGAGCGTAGAGACTGGGATACCGCCTAGAGAGTTTATTGATATGGATAGCGAAATGTATGGAGC